CGGCCAAGGGAAATAAATTAGTTATAGTGGGGACATTAATTAGTGTCCCCACATGAAAAACAATAAGCAAGCAATTCAGCTTATTTGTAAATATGAGGGGTACAGCGAATCTGCATACCCGGATCCAGAAACTGGTGGCGCTCCATATACGATCGGGTATGGCACCCAGGTTTATCCGGATGGTGTCCCTGTGTGCGCAGGACAAAAATGCACAAAGCAAAAAGCCTTGCAGTATTTAGCACACGAAGTTGAAAGCATTGATAAAAAGCTGGATACAATTAATTTGATCCTGGATGCTTCCATGCGTGAAGCTCTTATTTCTTTTATTCATTCCATTGGTTGGCAGTCTTTTTTATACAGCGAATTAATTGATTGCATTGCTAATGAAAATTGGTATGGTGTTGCAGCAGAGATTTCTCGCTGGATCTTTGATGAAAACTATCGCGTTATTGGAAGTTTGATTGATCGCCGCAGAGAAGAAATAAAGCTTTTTCTTTTAGATGTAAATAGTTGCCCATGGAGTTCCACAGAAGTTCTCCTTAAAGCGTTCCGAGATTACACTGCTGCCCCGCACCAAGTACAGGCAATTAGACACCTGGAGGAAACCATCAATCCTTACGTCTTAGCTGAATTTGCCAATAACTACAGCCTGCAAGAAGATCCCTGGGAATTAACCGAAGCTGAAGAAAAAGCTGTATTCCCTGAAGACTGGGAGTAGAATAAAATCACCAAAGATTGGTCATTGTGATGGAGAGGTCTGTTACGCCCAAGGAATTTGAGCTTCCATTGGAGCTTCAGTTCTCAATGCGTAAAGCAGAACTCCAAGCCCAAGAAATGACTTGGGAAGAGCTGCATGCCGCATTGCTCAATCTTTATTACCAGCGGATGATGGAATGGCAGGCCGTAAAGGAAATCCTGGCGGACGAAAACATTCAATTAGATTTTGATGTACCAACTGATTTAGAACTAGCAGAACTCGCCGCCGCCTGCATGGCAGACGACGACGAAGATGATGACGAATTACAACCGTTTTAGTTTTCGTCTAAATCAATAAGGCGCTCCAGGTACCACTGAGCTTTTTTCAGGGATTCTGTACCGCCTTTATGGCGTTCCCGCCAAATATATTTGGCAATACAACCTTTTAGATATCCTCGGTATTCTTCCGAAGTCAATTGCGCTTCGATTGCTTCAATTGCTTCGATTCCGCCGTCAGTATAATGAGGCGGATGGTTTACCATATCAGGCTGCAAATTTGGACGACCAGGAATCGTAGCCCATGGTACAGGGCAAACTCCACCAGGACAATCCGTAACCTCTGTCTCTGTTACCGGATCAAACCACGGCGTTTTTTGGACTCCACCAGAGCCATCGTCGCGTCCGCTGGGGGCAGCACCACCAGCTTCTGCTTGGGCATCGGTACCGTCCCAGGATACCGCCCCTCCAGAGCCTCTTCCACGCTCGGAATATAGCCGGTCTTCCCTGGACGTTCCATCCCCTCCAGCTGTAAGTTCTGCCGTTCCAGACCTTGTTCGCATGCTGCTAATCCGCGATTGTACATATCGTACAGCGGAACATCGTTCTCTGCGTTGTCTAAAGGAGCGCCAAAATCTTCTAACGAAAGACAACGGCATTTAACTTCGTCTTGCACGAAGCTATCTAAAAACCCTGCTGCGCCGTGCATGGAATATAAGTGGTTTATATATCTTCAACTACAATATTATCATGGCGAATGTGTACAACTCTAACTACGATAGTCGACAGCTCTCTGGTACATCCGGAGCTGAAGTATCTGATTTACGTCCGGAACAGGCTTACGACACAGACCTGCGACGAATTGATGCAGACGCCAGGAGTTCTGTTGAACCAATTAACGACAATCAAAAAAGAGTCGCCAAGTTTTTAAAAGCTGCAAAAACTGCCGGAAAGTTTAAACAAAAAGCAGCAATTGACGAGCCAACAATTCGTGGCAAAACACCAAGAACGGAAGCGTCGATTGGTGGTTCGACAATTCCGAGTCTTGGTGACAGGTTTGGCAGGGGCGGTGGAACTAATTACGCCAACAAACCCCAACCAAGATTTGGGGCTTCGTTCTAGGCCCTGGAGAACACAACCTCTTTTTCCTGGTTTTGATACTTACCTTTACGGTCTTGGTAAGTAACTTCACAGGGATTACCGCGATAGAACAGCAATTGGGTAATACCTTCATCAGCGTAAATGCGATTGAAAAGCCCAGTACAATTGCTGATTTCCAGGGTTAGATAGCCTTCCCATCCAGATTCTGCTGGTGTGATATTTACCAGAATCCCAGAGCGGGCATAGGTTGACTTGCCGACTGCAACTACAGTCACATCACGAGGAAGCTTCAGACGTTCTTGTGCTACGCCCAGGCAATAGCCATAAGGTGGGAGCAGAAAATATTGGCCTTTCTCATCCTCTAGTAGTTCGGCAGGTTTTAGAATTTCCGGATCAAAATTTTTGGGATCACAATCGCCAGCCTGGACTTTACCAAAAATTAAGCATTGTTTTGGCGAGAGGCGAATGTCATAACCATAAGAACTCAGTCCATAACTGAGAATTTTTTTGTTGTCTTTTTGGCTGATTAAACGATCGGAAAAAGGAGTGATCATCTCCTCTTCTTCTGCAAGTTTTTTGATTTCCCAATCGGCCAGAACAGACATGATTTTTAGCAATCCAAATCAGTATAGGAAATTACGCAAGCACCCGACCACGGGTGGAATAGATTTTAATAAATTTTTCGGTGGCCTCTGCGCAGCTGTCTTTTGGTTGAAGATATACCAAAAACGACGTGCAAGTCCTGTGGTACGCGATACCTTTGCTTGTGTTTTTTAAAAGTGATGGGGCAGTTTTTAAAATGCACACAGGAAAATCAAACAGCTTTTGCTCGTAACGAAACATGTCAGGACAATTGCTGAAATAAAGTCCTTGCTCAATTTCACCACTCCACCAAGACTTGTAAAGCTTTCTGAACCAGACAGCGTGAGATGATGTGAGAGATGGAGAGGATGCTCTAGTCAGTTTCCAACGTTCGTTTTTGGCGTCCCAGAAGTATGCGCCATGTGGGGGAAATAAGTAAACACTACCAAACCACTGTTGTGCATTCAACCCATCATCCAATGGAGTAAAAAAATTATCTGCATTTACATGGTCATTGGCAACCTTAGAGCTTGCGGGATCAAGTTGAATGCCGCCAAGAAGTTCGTTAGCACAAGCAATTAGATCGTAGTTAGTGATCAACTCAAAATCTTCACTGCTTCCCTTGCGGATATTTTGGAGTCCCATTATTTTTCAGAAGCCTGGTTGTAATCAATTTCAAAATACCGAATACCTTCCTCGTCATTAATGACGTAACCAGCCTTTTCTACTGGATCAATTTTTTGTGCTGCCTGAAGAATGCGACGAAAACTTTCAGCTAGGTCGCCATTATTTTCTCGCTCACATGCTTCTTCTGCAGAATGAATCTCTTTTAGTGTCCAATAAAACATGGAGCGATCTTTATTTTTAGGTTGAAAGACCATGACTCCAGGTCCTTCAGCTTCCCACATTTTGCAATAGTGCTCTCCCATGTCACCAAGAATTAACTTGATGGTTGCATCCAGCATCTTGGCCTTTGTGTCATCAAGCTCTGGACCAATTACCGAAGCAATTAATTTTTCACGCCTATTCATGTTCTAACAGATTTTGCCTGGAAAGAGATTCTAATAGTTTTGGTAGTGGTTTGTAAATAACAACAAGTTTCCCTAGGTTGCCACGTTTTTTCACCAGTCTTCCCTTTGCATCTTTTAACTTGTCGAACTCGCCTGACCTAATTAAATATTCGGCAACACAACGCAAACGTCTTTTTAAGGGCAACTCGGCCTGGGGAAATTTACCACAGATTGTATCTGGTTCCATATCTTTGAAGGCTATTCGCAAGCGATTGGCTAATGTCATATTTGAATTAGCATCTTCTTCTTCATAAGCCCAGATATTTTCTAGGTATCTGCGCAAGCATCCATCATCAAACGATCCAAAGGGAGGAAGAAATTCGGCAATTTGTTTAACCAATGACAACGGCAAAATTTCTTCATGGTTTTCTATTGTTACGGATTTAATATCAATTCCCGCTAATCGGTGGGTCATTGTCTAGCTTTCCTGGTGTGCTGGACCGATAAAGTTTAGAGTTTTTCCAAAAATCTTCTTCTTTTAGTTTGCGATTTTTGGCGAACGCTTGAATTAATGCGTTCCATGGAATTCGAATTATAGCTTTTCTTTCTGCGTCTGGTGCAATATTGATATAATGCACGCCTTCTTTCCAGCCTTTATCTCCTTTATTTTTTCCTACAGCAATCCAGTTTCTAATTGTTTGGTCTGATACGCCTAGGCGGCGGCCACATTCTTCGGTTGAAATATATTCATCTGCGTACGCCTCTGGATTCAAGGCAAGAGATTCATCGTTTTTATATTGACTGTGCCAAATGGAGTTAAGGACAGTTCGAATGCCTTTAAGCTCTGAAGCAATATCTTCAAGTCCTTTCCGAAGACCGTAATTCATTTCTGCCACGCTATTAATAAAATGCTAGTGTATAGAAAAATTTTTGGTTGACAATGGAAAACCAACCTAATTACTTGGGCACTGAGCCGGTACAGGCAGTTTCCCCTTCTGTTTCCCCTGTGCCAATGGGTTCTGCAATCGCAGATCCTTCTATGCCTCGTCCAGAGTTGACACCGGAAATTCTTGCATCACTCAAAGCACGTGCAAAGCAAGACGCCATTCAACAGGTCCTGGAGCAACGGATGGCAGCTCCTGCTCCCGTAACTCAATCCCAGGCGCCGCCAAAAGTTGTTTATGTGCGTCGCAACCTTACAGTTGCTGAATTAATTTTAATTTTTGCGTTGTCATGTGGCAGTGTACTTGGTATCCAAGCTGTGTGGAATTTTGCATCTACTGTTCTTCCATCTATTGAAATTAAAGTGAAATGAGCTGAATCAGGTTCGCCTATAATTCAAATTATAGGTTTTGTGGTTTAATAGGTGGCTAATAGGCGGATCACCGAGTTACCTGCAATTTCGGCGTCAAGCATTAATGACGACGATCTTTTAATGGTCGTTGACGTTGCGGAGGTTGATCCTGGTTTAAAGAATAAAAAACTTACTTTTATTGATACTCGGCAATATTTAAATACTTATTACCTTCAATTAAGTGGAGGAACCATTGCCGGTTCGCTAACAATTGCGAACGACCTGGTTGTTAGCGGTAACTACACGCAAACAAATTTAACGGTAACCGGTAGTGGTTTCTTTGGCCAGATTTTAGTAACCGGAAATTTACAAACGTCAGGTACTATTTCTGGCGCTGTAATTACCGGTGATTCAATTCAAGGTTTAAATATTAATGCAACCACTGGTAACTTTACTAATTTTATTGTCGGCACTCAAACTGCCGGTACAGGTAATTTTACCCGGGTTAGCGGTACAACTATTACAGGAAATACTGTAACTATTGGCACCGGTACTGCACTGAGTTTTAGTGGCACAAGCGGTAATTTCAGTTCTTTATCCGGCACCAATGTCACAGGTGTAACCATTGTCGGCACAACTCAAATTTCTGGTGCAATTATTAGTGGTGATGCCGGAAGATTTGCAAACATTACTGGCGTCTCTGGTGTCTTTACCACCAGGCTTTCAGGTTTAACTATTACCGGCGCCACTGGTTTATTTGCAACATTAACGGGTGTTTCCGGAACTTTTACAAACGTTTCAGGCAACACCGTAACTGGAGCAACTGGTTTATTTAGTCAAATCACAGGTGGTTCTGGAACGTTTACACGGGTTTCTGGTACCACAATTACGGGTGCAACCGGTTTATTTACAAACATTACCGGTAGCCTGGGCACTTTTACCAACCAAATTTCCGGTGCAACAATTACCGGAAATAATGGTCAGTTTTCAAATATTACCGGCGTTTCTGGTGTCTTTACGACACAGATTTCCGGCACGACAATCACTGGCGCAACGGGCCTGTTCAGTCAAATTACAGGAGGCTCTGGGACATTCACTCGAATTTCAGGTACAACGGTAACTGGAGCAACTGGTTTATTTAGCCAGATAACAGCTTTATCTGGTACATTTACAAACTCAATTAGCATTCCGTCTATTGCTACTACAGGCAATATTACAGCGCAAGGCGATTTAATCATTAGTGGCAACGGAACAATTTCTTCCGGTTTTGTTGTAAGCGGAAGAATTTCTGGCGGAACGGTTACTGGTGTTACAGGTGCATTTGGTGAGCTAACCGCAAACGAAATCTGGGGATTAACACAGATTTCCGGTCAAACAATTACTGGTGTCTCTGGTAATTTTACAAGATTAAACGGTGTCACTGGGGTTTTTACTAGTTCTTTAAGCGGTGCAACAATTACAGGTAATCGTGTTAATGGAACCAGCGGCACATTTGTCAGCGGTATCTTTACGGGCATTTCTGGAAATATTGTCACTGGTAATACTGGTTTATTTGCAAACTTAACTGGTGTATCAGGTGTTTTTACCACTGAGCTTTCCGGATTATTTATTACAGGAAATACAGGCTCTTTTGGCACACTAACTGGTGTAACTGGCGTATTTACCAGTTCTTTATCTGGTGCCACAATTACTGGCAATACCGGTTTATTTGAGCAATTAACAGGTGTTTCTGGAGCATTTACAACCGTTTCTGGATCTACCGTAACAGGTACATCCGGCGAGTTTTCAAATCTTACTAGTGTTAGTGGTACTTTCACCACGCGTATTTCTGGTAACACAATCACTGGAAACAATGCATCGTTTACAAACGTTACTGGTGTTTCCGGCATCTTCACATCGCAACTTTCTGGCGATACCGTTGTAGGCGAGTCTGCAACATTTGATTACGTCACTGGTAATACTCGAATTGAAAGCCCACGCATTTCAGGCACAACAATTGTTGGTGCAACAGGTCAAATTAATTTTGTTAGTGGCGCAACTGGTATTTTTACCAATAATATTTCTGGCACTTACATCACTGGCACTACAATTGAAGCGGTAACAGTTAATGCAACAACAGGTAATTTTACCGTTGCCAACTTTGTTGAAACAACCACTGGTGCAATTATTGTCAGTGGCTATGGTTTCTTTGGCGGAACACTTCAAGGTTTAATTATTCAGAGCAAGGCTGTTATTACAAGTAGTGTTGTGTTAAGCGGTGGTTACAATGGTATGTCAGCAGGACCCGTTGAAATTGCAACAGGAATTGTTGTTACAGTTCCCAGTGGTTCTTACTGGCGTATTGTTTAAGTTAGACTAGAAAATAAAAAATACCATGCCATACGGAACAGTAAAAGCAGACACAATTGCATATACAACTATTACCGGAGAGGCTACGGTATCCGTTTCTGGTATTTATAGTGCTGCAAGCACAGTCAGTGTATTTGATCCTGTAACAAAAAATATTTCAACGACTGGCGTTATTTCAGGCAACACTTACAAAGTTAGTGGCAACGTAACAGTCATTAGCGGATCGGGTGACATCCGCCCTTACGGTCTTTATTCTTTTCCTGCAGCCACTGGTGTTTCTGGTCAGTTTTTAAGTACCAATGCAAACGGAACAACGAGCTGGGTTACGTTAAATCCAATTACTATTGCAAAGACAATTGCTTTGAATTAATATGACGCTGCTAAAAATTGATAATATTATTTTTACTGGTGCAACATCCGATGTAACTTTAGAGCTATCGGACATTGCAAGTAGTGGTTCTTACGTTGCTGCAACGGGTCTTATTGATCCAGCAACAAATAACATCACAACAACAGGGGCAATTTCTGGTGGTATTTTTAAAACCAGTGGGAATGTAACTGTGATTGATGCACAGGGAGGTGTTAGTCCTTACGGTTTATATTTTTTACCATCTGGCAACTTGTGGAGCGTGGCTTCAATTGGATATAACGAAAATAATCAATTGACAATCGCTACAATTACAAACACCGCATTATCAATTGCACTAGGTAAGTGCTAATATAAGAAAAAACAGAACGTTAACAATGCCAGAAACGTTTACCAATAGTGGTGTTCAGTTGACGACAACTGGAATCACAGATATTTATCAAGCCCCAACAAGTTCAGGCGCTCGTGCCGTTGTTATTTCCTCTTTGGCGGCTAATGTAACTGGCACTGTTTCTGTTCAGTACAGTGTCGATTTAACAAATAGTTCCAACACATTAGTTGCAACAGTTGCCAAGAATATTTCGGTGCCAGCTGGCGCAACACTGGAATTAATTCCAAACAAGATTGTTTTAACATCTGGTCAAAAACTACGTGCTACGGCTGGTGCTGCAAGCGGCATCAACGTAGTGACTTCCGTTCTTGAGATCACCTGATTGCCATGGCATTAGAGACGTTTGAAGCTGGCTATGCCGGTGCTAACCCCCCGCGTTCTGGCACGCAATGGCAGGGGGTGTGGCGTCTCATGCAACAGGTAGATCGTATTATTGACGAGAGCTGGCCACAGCCATGGTCGCTTGCTGGTACAAGGACAAAAAACGGATTTTTTTCAACAGGAACTGAACTAACACCAACAGGAATTTTTTTTAAACCTGACGGAACAAAATTTTATCTTACCGGACAAGCACTTGATTTAGTTCAAGAATATACTTGTGTTAAACCATGGGATATAAATACAGCATTTTTAACGGGTTCGTTTAGTATTGCTGCACAAACAAGTACAGTAACAGCTTTGTTTTTTAAAGATGATGGAACTAAATTTTATGTGACAGGTGGTACTTCTGTACATGAATACACGTTAAGCACATCGTGGAACATTAACACTGCTGTGTTTAACTTGTCTTTTAGTAATTCAGGACAAGATAGTTCTGTTTTTGGTTTTTATTTTAAACCTGATGGAACTAAATTTTATTTAGCGGGAGCCGGAAATGACAGAATATATCAGTACTCATGTGCTACCGCTTGGAATCTGGGCACGGCTTCCTATGATAATGTGTCTTTTTCTGTAGCAGCTCAAGACGGAACACCAACAGGTGTTTGGTTTAAGCCTGATGGAACTAAATTTTATCTTACCGGACAAATTAATGATTCTATTTATGAATATGATTGTTCTACTCCATGGGATATTTCAACGGCTTCCTATACTGTGGGAAATTTTTTAAACGTAGGAAATATTGTTGGCGGTAGTCCCAGGCAAATATATTTTAAAGATGACGGCACTACATTTTATTGCCTTGATAGTACTAGGACTAATTTAGTCGAACTTTATTGCCGTACTCCATGGCAAATTAATACGGGATATACGTATATTTTTAGTACAGGCTCGCAAGATTCACTTGGCAATGATATATTTTTTAGGTCAGACGGAACAACTTTTTATCTTATTGGTGCCACAAGCGATACAGTGTATCAATACACATGCTCTACGGCCTGGGACCTAAGTACAGCAGCATACACTTCAAAATCATTTAGTGTTACAACGCAAGAAACAACTCCGGCGGGATTATTTTTTAAAGATGACGGAACCAGGTTTTATGTTGTAGGGTCCACAAACGACACAGTATATCAATATTCATGCTCTACCGCATGGGATGTAAGTACTGCATCATATGACAGTAAATCATTCAGTGTTACAACGCAAGAAAGCGCTCCAAATGGTCTATGTTTCAAAAATGACGGGACTAAATTTTATATTATAGGAACTGGAAGTGACGCGGTATATCAATACTCTTGCTCTACGGCATGGGACATAAGTACTGCTTTTTATGACTTTAAATCATTTAGTGTATTTAACCAGGAGAACGCTCCTTTGGGGATTACTTTTAAAACGGATGGAACTGAATTTTATATTGTAGGACAAACAAATGACACGGTATATCAATACAGATGCTTAACTGCCTGGGATATTTCAACTGCGTATTACACAGGCGTTTCTTTTAATATGTCAGCGTTAGACAATGATCCCAGGGGTTTATTTTTTAACCCGGATGGACAAACGGTATATCTATTTGGAACTCAAAAAGATTTGATTTATCAGTGTCCTCTTTTATTAGAATAGAAAAAAAGTTAAAGACATGAAAGGTAATCTAATTGGCGCAAAACCTGGCTACGGTTCTTTGCCCCAAGGGCGCCGTGGTGTTTGGGAAATTTATGATCAAGAACAATTTGACCGTAATGGTTTATGGGCCGGAACACCTTGGGATGTAGATAAAGGGTTTTATACAGATAAAAAATGGACGGTTGGTATTGGTGAGACATCGCCTCAAGATGTAGCTTTTAAGTCTGACGGAACCAAATTTTATATTATTGGAACTACAAACGACACAGTGTATCAATATTCCTGTTCTACCGCATGGGATGTAAATACTGCCTTCTATGACAATAAATTATTTAGTGTTGCAACGCAAGAAAACAGTCCAACAGGATTATTTTTTAAAAATGATGGAACCAAATTTTATGTTATTGGAACTACAAACGACACAGTGTATCAATATTCTTGTTCTACAGCATGGGACATAAGTACTGCATCATATGACAGTAAGTCATTTAGTGTTGCAACGCAAGAAAATGGTCCACAAGCATTATTTTTTAAAAATGATGGCACTAAATTTTATATTATTGGAACTACGAACGACACAGTGTATCAATATTCATGCTCTACCGCATGGGATGTAAGTACTGCATCATATGACAGTAAGTCATTTAGTGTTACGACGCAAGAAAATGCTCCAACAGGATTATTTTTTAAAAATGATGGCACTATATTTTATATTGTAGGAATTACAAACGATACTATTTATCAATACTCATGCTCTACGGCATGGGATATAAGTACTGCTTCTTACGCCAGTAAACTGTGTAGATTTACTTTTGAAGGATCACCTACCGGAATTGCTTTTAAAGATGATGGTACAAAGTTATATGCAATTGGAAGTGCAAATACAAGACTATTTGAATTTAATTTATCTGTTGCTTGGGATGTAAGCACAAATAACACAGCAGACGGTGGATTTTTTATTGGCACGCAGGAAACGGATGCTGCTGATTTATTTTTTAAATCTGACGGAACTAAATTTTACATTATAGGAACTACGAACGACACAATATATCAATATTTATGCTCTACCGCATGGGATGTAAGCACTGCCTCCTATGACAGTAAATCATTCAGTGTTACGACGCAAGAAAATGCTCCACAAGCATTATTTTTTAAAAATGATGGCACTAAATTTTATATTATTGGAACTACGAACGACACAATATATCAATATTCATGCTCTACCGCATGGGATGTAAGTACTGCATCCTATGACAGTAAATCATTCAGTGTTACGACGCAAGAAAATGCTCCACAAGCATTATTTTTTAAAAATGATGGCACTAAATTTTATATTATTGGAACTACGAACGACACAATATATCAATATTCATGCTCTACCGCATGGGATGTAAGTACTGCATCCTATGACAGTAAATCATTTAGTGTTACAACGCAAGAAAATGCTCCAACTGGATTATTTTTTAAAGCCGACGGAACCAAATTTTATATTATTGGAGGTACAAACGACACAGTATATCAATATTCATGCTCTACCGCATGGGATGTAAGTACTGCATCGTATGACAATAAATCATTTAGTGTTACGACGCAAGAAAATGCTCCACGTTCAATAGTATTTAAATCTGACGGAACTAAATTTTATACTGTAGGAACTGCAAATGATACCGTTTATCAATACGATTTACCTCTTGCATGGGATGTTGTTAATGCAGGATTTACCGCTAAAAATGTAAATATTCAAATGCAAGATACAGCACCTCAGGATATAACTTTTAAACCAGATGGAACTCGTTTTTATGTAGCTGGAAATACAACAGATTCAATATATCAATATGATTGTAGTAATCCCTGGGACATTGCAACAGCTACATTTAACAGGGTGGCCAGCGGTGCTTTTGCACGTGCACGGGTTAGCTTTCAAGATACAACACCAGTTGGAATAGTGTTTAAAGATGATGGAACTAAATTCTATATTATTGGACAAACAAATGATACCATTTATCAATACTCATGTTCTACTGCATGGGATGTAAGCACTGCATCATATGACAGTAAATCATTCAGTGTTACGACACAAGAAAACACTCCAACAGGATTATTTTTTAAACCTGATGGAACTAAATTTTATGTTATTGGACAAATAAACGACACAGTATATCAATATTCATGCTCCACTGCATGGGATGTAAGTACAGCATCATACGACAGTAAATCATTTAGTGTTGCAACACAAGAGACTACTCCACAAGGATTATTTTTTAAAGAGGATGGTACTAAGTTGTATGTGGCAGGAATTTCAAGTGACATTATACATCAATATTCTTGCTCTACGCCATGGGATATAGGCACTGCATCATATGAAAATAAATTTTTAAACGTAGTTGCGCAAACAACAGATAGCAGGGGCGTATGCCTTGGTTATTACGGAAGCATTTTATACATTATTGATGGCACTGCTTCTGCAACAGTTGTTCCGGGTGTTTATCAGTATTATCTGTCATAAGTACAGGAGGTTTTAAAATGTCTATTAAATTACAAGATGCTTTTGTTTATTTTAAAAATTTAAAACATCAGTTAGATGCTGTTGAATGGCTGGATTCAACTTTGACAAAAGAACAACGAGAGGGATTTGCAGAACGTTATCGTAACGCGCCTGAACCAATTGATGAATTTTTAAATACATGGGATGGTGTTTTAAACGCAGCTAAAAAAGCAGGGGCTAAATTTCCAGAGGTTGTAGCTGCGCAGTGGGCACTTGAAAGCTCATGGGGCAAGGCAACTTCTGGCACACATAATTACTTTGGATTAAAGGGAAGCGGTACCACTGTAAATACCAAAGAATTTATTAATGGTAAATGGGTAACAATTAAAGCTGGTTTTATTGATTTTCCTGATTTATATACTTGTGTTTGTTATCTTGTTGATCGCTGGTATCGAGACTTTGGTAAATACCAAGGTGTAAACAGAGCAGCTTCAAGAAACGAATGTGCGCAATTACTTGTAAAAGAAGGATATGCCACAGATCCAAATTATGCAACAAAACTAATTCAAATTATGGATCGTCAGCTTGGTACCAGTGGTAATCCACCTAGTAAACCGACTGATCCTATACAGGCTCAAACTTTTAATCCTAAAAGTCCCTTTAGTTACAAAGTTACACCACATATTACTTATGGAGAGTTGACATTAAATCAAGAAGCTCGCAGATTTACACAGCAGCACCAATGCAATACAGCACTAGAGCTTTGCCGTTTTATTGAAAAAGCACGTACACATTTTGGCGGCAAACCAGTAATTATTACTAGTGCTTCTAGGCCCGAGCCAATTAATACTCAAGTTGGTGGAGCCAAAAATAGCGAGCATACCTACAGCGCACCAAATAAAGGCGCAATTGATTTTTATATTGAAGGAGTCAATATTTACGTTTTACAAGATTGGTGCGATAAAAATTGGCCATATTCATTAGGGTATGGCGCTCCAAAAGGGTTTGTTCACCTAGGCATGAGAGAAGGAAAACCTCGGGTCCGCTGGGATTATTAAATTGAAAATACGTAAAAATTTAAACACAAAAGTCAATATTTGCTGGGAAGTAAGAGACGAAAAAAAGTGCGTAACCCTCACAAAAGAAGAGGCTTACGCAACAAAAGATTGGGTAGAAAAAGAAGGGGGAACTGTGTTTTGGTTTCAGCCAATTCAACAGTAATTAACGTTGTTTGGCACGTCCAATAACAAGACCGCAAATCTCGATAAGTTTATAAATTTTTCGAAATGCCGCATCATCTTTTGGTGTAGGCGTCAAAGCGCAAATAGCTGAACAAGCCGCATGAATAGCCAACGCAACCTCAAGGTATTCATTTAATTTGTGCATAAAACCTCTTGTTTTTTTTATTCTACGTACTTTTTCTTGTAAAAGAAAAAACTCTTGTCTTCCTCTAAAACATCCCAGTTTTTATCCTCATGTTTTAAAAACCATTTTTTCCACACGCGAAATTGTTTATCTGGTTTTGCCGATTCGCATCTAATAGCAATTGAATCTCCAGGGGGAATAAACTCGATCCATTCTCTTAGTATCCGAATGGTAAAAGCTTGGTAAACATTACCTGCTTTACCTGTCAAATTTGTATCCAGGTGGCGGGTTCGTTTGTTTTTGCGGCGATTCAACCAATCGTTTACCTGACGGTTTGAACGAGATACGGCCATGCTGGCTAGCCACACACAACCATTCTGGGTCCGTATCCACGGGATAAGTCGTACCTTGAGGAATGTCCCAGTCTGAAAAGAAATCTTCCCAGTCTTTTTTCGTCGCTTCAGACGTATTGTCATTATTAATCTTCATAAATACGACACTCTTTTGCCCATGGGTTTTCTTCGCAATACAACTCAAAATAAGTTTTTGGTTTTACTTTTGATTCCAGTTGGCAACGTTTAAACAATTTGCAGATCAACCAGTTGTAAATTTTAATCATGGTTGGGTTGTTAAAGGAACTAGGTAGTCAGGGAAAGGCGTGCCTTCTTGACGTTCACGTTTCCATGCTGTATCCCAATCAGAAAGTGAATGGTTGTGCCTGTCATTTTCTTCATAGTTGTCAGTAGTATCAGCAATTACATAGCTTTCAGAAGCATCTTCGTATAACAAATAATTATAATCTTCAAGAAGAATATCAAATGTTGTTGTGGGGAATTCAACAACAAGACCCACCTCATAATCAAGCCGTTCATTCCTTGTGGTAGAAACACAGATTAAATAGCTTCCAGTTTCAAGAGGGTAATAGCGTTCATCACCTCGGTCCAGTCGATTGGCAAAAAATTGATTGTATAAATTTGATTGTTTATTCATTACATGGCCAACATATGGATGATATACGTCGCCATTAATCGCTTGACTTACGCTATCAGCATCAAAAATTGCACGGCCTTCAATGGGAATACGATTTAAATCATATGCAGAAACATTGATATATTTTGGCCTGGGTCCACCTTTTGCAATGATGATCCAGGCGGGAGATTCAATATTAATTTGAAACCAATGGTTATACGTGCCGCCGCCAAAACCTCCATTAGAAATAAAGTTTGTATCGGCTTTACCAACAACTTGGTTTTTGGGGCCAAGTGTTCCTTTTAGGCTACGAATAGCAAGTTGATTAAAAGAACCCAAAACTAAAGGGCTGTCTTGTGTCCGCTGTCTTTGGGACTGAGAGATACGCATTATTACAGTACAAGTTGTTATTTATCATTTTACTCGTCTGGTTCTCTGTGCTCCAAGGGGTTGGAGATAACGCTTTTAAAAGAACGTTCAAGAATTAAAGGATTTCCTTTTTGTTTGCTGTAAAGCATTAATTTTTTTGGTTCAAATTCCAGAACAAGTGGATGGATATTATGCGGTGGGAACAAACGATTCCAGCTGGAAACAAGGTGCAAAGGATTTGCGCATAAAGAGTTTCCACATATGCGTGTAACAACATGTGTTCCAATATCTCCCCAGGCACATTGATAAATTGCTTTATGGATTGTTACGTTTTCTGATTTTTGTTTGCTGTAAAACGAGCGGTATGAAGGAAGGCAAACTCGCTTAGGCACGTAAACAGAATTGTTTTTTATCTCCCAGCAGTCGTCCATATCTTTGACATTTATTTTGCACCAAAGGCTGTGATATTTAATCTTGTAATCGGTATGAATGTAATTGATGTCAAAACCACAAACGTTTGAAAGAATTTTTTTAACGCAGAAATAACACCAATGCTGGGAGGTATCTCTGATTGTATGGTTATGAGGACAAGCAAATCCTCTGTAGTAACCGTTGTTTTCAAGGACATAATCTGAAAGATGCTGGATATCTGCCAGATATCGAAAGCCAGATTCAACTTCAGCTTCTTTAAGTTTTTGGTGACGGTTTGCCATTAGTTGAGATCTTCCGGGGTAAGTAGATAAACAGGTTTGTTCCGTACAACAATCAGTTCCTTACGATTGTCTTTATCTGTGTTGTCGGCTGAATGCCGGACGATGCAACGTGTCAAATCTTCTTCAGTACGCATGTACTGCACAAGGCGGTGGGCGAGATAAACCTTGTTGTCTACCCCGATCATGTAGTAACCAGTACGTTTGTTCAGCCTGCCAGCCTGGTCCCCCTTCTGGTAGCCCGCCTTAGCAATCTTCCATTCCAATCCGGAAGGGTATTGATCCGATAGCAAGAAAAGTTCATGAAGCCTCCAGAGGGAAGGCAACGGCATGGAGTCGCGGGCCACAGTGTCATTGAAACCGAGAACAGCCTAGCAGCGTGCAGAGAAACAGAGAATTAGGTTAATTTTTCTTTTATATCAGTTAAATGACACTTTGGGTTAATAGTGTCATTAAAACCGAGAATATATAGTTACCGTGTGCTCTTAATTAAAAACAATCAAATAAAAGTTTATCCCTTAAATATAAATTCTTAGAAAACATTACACCCCTATCCCAAAGTGTCATTTTTCCAATAAGGGGTTGAAAAGGGGGTAATTCTCTGTTTCTCTGCACAGCACCTATCCAGCATGCGTCTCATGATGAGATTCATGCGGCATGAAAAAGCCCCCGGTTGGGGGCGAAGGATCAGTCTTTTTTCTTTTTCTTACCTGTCTTAGGTTTGACAATCTTTGGTTCTTCTTCCCGCTGTGCAAGTGCCTCCTGGAAGACCCCATCAAATTGATCGGCTACCGTGTCCCAGTCAAAGCGCTCTTCTGTTGCTCGCTCATAGCAGGCATCAGCAACCCGCTGGAGCAGCACACGGTCTTCATACACTGCTGCCAGCAGCTCAGCCAGGTGGTTGTCGTCTGGACATGGCATGATCCGACCGAAGTTGGTATCCACGTCCGCATGGAGGGAACGGATCAGGAGACCTGCACCCTCAAAGATTTCTTTACAGGACGTATGGTCTGGAACAATTTGTGCTACGCGGCAGGCGGCATGCTCAAAGTTGACCAGGCCCCAGCCCTCACCCTTACAGGTATTGACGCCGACATCGACTGCGCTGTAGATGGTATTCAGCATCTCCACCGGCACCGAAGGGGGATGGGCATGGGGAGTTGTCATGATGATCCGGTTGTTGGGATCAAGACCTTGCCGCATCATTTCACGTGCAAACAACGGCATGATGTCCCAGCCCTGGTCCTTAAGACCCATGTGCAAATACAGTTTTGCATTGGGGCGGTCAACTGCAAACTTGGCAAATGCACTGACAGTAATGTCAATACGTTTACGGAACTGGTTGCGGTTGCCATTGAAAACAATGAAATCATCCGGATTTAATCCCAGCTCTTTACGCGCTTCCAGCTTGTCTTTGGGATGGAATTGACCTCGTGTTACGCCATGGGGAATAACAGTAATTGGTTTGGTGGCACCCGCATTAATGGTTTCTTGCGCCCCAAATTCCGTGTAGCAGATTGCTACATCCCATTCATTAAGCGTATCTACAAGAGCTGAATACCACTCATATGAATCCATGGGGTAATAACCCACGAATTTAAAATTAAGCTGATCACGAAGATCAGCGATACGACGCCACTGTTCGTTGATGATCCAGCTGTCGTTAATAGTGAAAACAATATCCGGTTTAATTTGTTCAACAATTTCACGAATGCGATCTTCACCAAAAGGTGCCTGCTGGAATCGATTGGATGCTGGGTACATCCGATACTCCTCCTGGAGCGGAGTGTAGTCACCATGCCAGTTGCAACCCAGGACATGGATTTCGTACTTATCTTTTAGACGACTGAGTACGTTTTCTGTGACACGGGCAAAACCCGTCATGGCGACAATGTCCCCAATCCACAAAAGCTTAGGCTTGTTTTCAGTCATTACCGTTTAATTGACTGAAATTACTATACCTATTTACTAGGCGTAACCGATCTAATTAACTCTTTTTCTTCACTGATCTGCGCTTTTAATTTTTTTGTGAGGAATTCTGCTGCTTTATGCGAATTAGTTGTATCTCCACAGGTATACAGATCGATAGCTGCATAACCAAGCTCAGGCCATGTATGGATAGAGCAGTGTGATTCAGCCAGCAGGGCAAGAAGTGTTACACCCTGCGGCTGAAATTTTTGCCCAAATACCCGAAGAATTGTGGCATTGGACATCTGCAGTGCAGTCTCCATGAGGGACTGAAGGCCCTGGTAGTCATCCAACAACTGTTTATCACAGTCGTAGAGATCCAGAATTAAATGGCGTCCGTTGCTCAAAAATCTTCTTCAACTATTTCCATTTTTGCATTAGTCTTCCTTGTCAGAACATCTCCATAAAATTGTTGCCACTCTTCTTTGTTGAGACCCACTTCCATGATTGATGGATACTTCTCGTATTTGGTGGGATTAGATGCGCGAGGGGCAAGGTTGTTGACACGCAGCCCCCTATTAGTATTCATTTTGTACACGTTGATCCCAAGCTGGTGAATACATACGTCCATCAGTAGGGATTCAAAACGGCTGCGACCAAGGATATTGCCATTGCTGCCACGAGAGAATTCGCAGTAGCTGGCATAGAGCCACTTGTCCCAGTTGTTGTACACATACGTTGTACCCCCTGCACCTGTCTTGGCCAAGCCCACAGGAGTTGAAACACCTGGATCAAATACCACACAGTGGCTCATCCAATCAAGAATCTGGTTGGATTTAAGGATCTGTTCACGGTGATGCTTGGCAAAGAAGTCAACCTTCTTATTTGTTTCCATCAAGTATTCCCGCATTTCTGCTTCGCTCATGTCAAGCACCCAGTTCACAAGCCCTGGCAACAGAGAAGCAAACTCACCAAACGGACGCCCTTTATCATCCATGTCGATAAGAGTCCGTTGCTCAGCACTGGTGCCAGTAAACGGTTTATCAAAAGGAATGGTTAGACGACGACGAGCAAGACCAGAAGTTGGGTCAGTTGTTTGAATAGGTTCGTTGGCCGTGATCATGACCAGGCCATTGAACTTAAACGGCTTCTGGCTCCCAGCCTGGAACTTGCGTTCATTACGAATTAAGTCACGACCGGTAATTGCTTTGAGCACAGAGACCGATCCGCCATACCGCTCCACATCATTGAAGAGCAGAAGTTTTTTCTTGTAGAGGTTGGCGGTTTCAAACCGGTTCTTCTCCAGATGCTCCAGCGAGGAGATCATGGCATTGTCATCCCCCACCAGTGCATGCGCCAGGTTGGAGTAAGTAGACTTACCCGATTTACCTGGGCCGACAATTTCAACAAACTTTTGGATCTCAGAGTGACTTAACAGCACAGCTCGAAGCCATGCCCTCAGAACCTGGGTACGTCCCCAGTTATTTTCCTGTGTTTCCTTTAACCATTTAATGATTGGTTCACAGGTAGCAAATGGATCGTAATCATATGGAAGATGTTGTGTCATGTACAGCTCCCTGCTGAACGGGGAAATCTGCCGCGTTTCAATATTTAAAACACCGTTTTTAAATAGCAACAGTTCGTTGCCTTCATACCAGTCATCAAAGATGGTGGAAATTTTGAGCTGCTCTAACACATCGTTGATCAGATTCATGCTGTAGCCACTGGGCAACAGCGCGTCTTTAATTTGTTCAAACTTGTTTTTGATATTGCCGCGCATCTCAGATTCAGACAGCTGAGACCACAGTCCTTTACTGGAATGTTCGTAGATAAAAAACGCTCCGTGCGGCTGGCTGTAATGGAGGTTTCCTTTGTACAGTTTGAGGAGCACATCGGTGACGACATCCGAGGATGGATTTCGTTTTTTCTGGTCCTTACCTTTTCCAGGTTTTGGTTTCTGCGGTGTTTCAATCCACGGTGATGCTGCCGTCAGCTCTTGAGTCGCCATCATTGTTTCTTTTGTTATACCGAGATCCGCTTCTAGTTCTTCCAGAAGTTTGGATACATGATCAAGTGTTGCGTCATCCACAGGCATTGCCTTGTAATCCTGGGATGGTTGCCACCCATGTTCCTGAGCAATATGAATTAGTGAGCCAAGACCACGGCCACCGCCTTTACTAAAGGAAAGCCAACGCCTGTGACACTCACCTTCCCTATATTTATCCGACTGTTTAGACCATTCATCCCATTGATCAAGCAGTGATTCATCCAGTGATTGAAGCGACTGACCGATGGTGATCCAAACGTCGTAATCATCCGCAGCCTCTGGAGGCAATGACCACATTGCTTCAGTGGCCAGCTTCATATCCCGCTCAAGGGATATTTCTGCGTTGATTGCAAAACCTGGACCGACGTACCGCGTGGTTTCTTTTGCCGGAATACCTTGCTTTACATTTTTATTAATGATGAGTGTTAGCAACCATTCTGGGAATTCAGGAAGGTTTTCTATCCACTCAAAACCCATGCCTTCTGCTGTGTAGTATCCTTCCGTTTCCGGATGGAGACCCATCAGCACACCCTGGTGACGCGACCAGAGAATCTCAAGTTTCTCTTTGTTGGTTTCAGCGTGCCATGTGTATTTGTTACGGACAAAATGTTTTTGTTTATCGCGGCTCAGCTTATATAGCTTGCGTTCACGCCCAGCTTTTCCGCTGCAGATCGTGAGCGTAGGCGGGAGAGCAACATCAAAATCTTCTTGTTCCGACAGTTCCTTGACAAGGGGATATACACTTAGGCCATCCACGTCTACCCATACCAATCCAAAGGGATGGTTGTAGACCGGACCACCAAGCAGGCCAATTGCCTTACAATCTCCGGTGATCAGCTCCTCTTCAATTTCCCTGACGCTAAATGGCTTGTTCTGCCAGCCCTGGATGTAAGGATCTTTGTTGGCACCCAGTGGAGTGAGGGGCCAGTCCAGGGGGATTAGATCGAGACGGATCTCCCCGGGCTTGAGTGCTTGCTGGTTTTTATTGGTCATGCGCCTCGACCTGGTTGACAGTTACTCTAAAGTCCCGAGTAGGGAAGTGACCCTCCTTTAGTAATAGATATGCATGTAAATGCATGAAGGTGGGCAGACAGAAACAATCCCCATCCGCCGCATTATCCATGCGGGACATAAGGCTGCTCATCCACTCACCCACGGAAACCATGTGGATTTCCATAGGAGGTTTGTTTGGTTGTCTATTTATCCTACGGCCCCCAATCCAGGGCAACCGTAAGGATTTTATAAAGCTACTAAGACTCGTTAGATTTAA